GGTCCATGCGGTTGATTTTTGCACTTGCCCCCTGAAAAAGGCAATTCTGATACCAAAGATGCAAATAATTCTAAATTGAGGAGTATTCCCTTCTGCTGTTGAATATCCAGAGTTTAATATTAAATCTTGCCACGGCATTGAGTAAAATAAATCAGCATTTACAGATAAAGTTGTTTGCCCATCTTTAGTGAAATCTAGTGAATCCCCTCTTAACATTGTTTCCTTGAGTTCACCAGAAATATTATGATCCATCAATTGCTGTGCTACTTTCACACCACCAAGTGTTGTAACATCACTTTTTAAAATAGTAGAGCCGGCACCAGTTGGCAGTACTGTAGCAGCATTAAAACCATTGTCATTCATCGTGACCGTCCCAGTGAACAAATTGCCTTCATCATCACGATAATTAATATTGTGAATAAATTCAGCGCCTGTGATACTTCCGCTCTCTACATCACCTAATTTCGCAGTAATCGCTGATAACTCCCCGACTTTTAAAGCGTTATAATCCAGAGGTATTTCTTTCCAAATTACCCCATCCCACTTAAAAACACCTGTTATAGTATTTTCCACTTCATCTATCTTGAACCACGTATCGTTTATCTTTGGAATAGCTGGCGGTAGCTCACCATAAAAAGGCTTATTGTTATCACCAGCTTTCATTAACGCGTCATTAGCTGTATCTATTGCTGTGACAGCGGAATCTTTAGCATCATTTGCTACTTGTTTTGCATCTGTTGCATTTGTATTTGCATCATTTGCTACACTTTCGGCACTACTAGCGATTTGTTGTGCTGTTTCAGCCTTATTACTTGCGATTGACGCAACTTTATTAGCATTTGTTGATACTTTCGCGTTTTCCCTCAATTGATTTATAATCGCAGGTGTAGCCGAATTAATATCAATATAATCACCAACTACACAAGTGCTTTTTGACATATCGCTATAACAAATATTTAACTCAATAACCCTTGCTTGTACTGTAATTGGAGGACTCATTTCTAAATCTACAATTCTTACAAAACTGCCTTTTCTTATTCGATGTGCTTCAAAACCATAGACTTGTTCTAACATTAAAATATTTGCTTCATATTGATATGATGGCGATGATAACTTTCTAAGTTCTAAAGTACCCCATTGTTTCAACGCTGCCGCATTTGTTATATTTTCATTTACAATCTTAGTCATTAAGTAACCTGTGCCGCTTGGGTTGTATTGCTCATTTGCTTCATCATTATAGATGTAATTCAATCCTCCATTAACAGAAGAAATGTTTAATTGTGTCCCATCAGCTTGCGTTGCGCCAAGAGGTATAAGAGCAGTCTTAATGTTCGTAAATAATACTTTCCTCGTTATTCCTTTAATGCCTGTGCCGCTCTCAATTCGAACACCTTCATTATCCCCAAACTGTTTCGCGACTTTACAATAATAGCCAACTATCCTCCCTTGAAATGTTTTTACATAAAACTTAACTTCGCAATCAAAAGCAGTACAAATTTGATGTAGGGCTTCTTGAGCTGTTATATATCCTGAGAACTCCAAATTTGCAACTGCCCCTACATTTTCTGTATCTTGAGGAATCCATCCACTCCCGCCAAGCACATATGTTAAAGCGGGACCAATATTACTATTGGAAAAAGCGCGATCTGTCACAATTACATTATTCAAATCAAAGATAAAAACATTTTCGCAAAAGATTCTTTTTTGAGGTTTCGAACTATTGTCATCTCTGATGTCTTGCACTTCAATAATTTTGAATAACAATGAATCATCGTCTAAGTCTTGAAGCATCACATAATTTCCACCTGTTAAATATTTTGAACTTTCGTCATCTGTCGAAACAGAAAACTCATAAGTTGAATCAAAATCTATAACTTTCTCGGTGTGTGAATCATTAAAATAATGAGTTCCATTTGTGGAGTCAGCAGATATGGATTTTACAATTTCTTTATTTTCATCTAATATCAATAACATTTAAACACTCCTTTAAAAAGTTCTTGGCCTAACATATACGGTCCAATCTGCCGCTTCAAACGGAGATACATTTAATATTTCTGTTGTACCACCAAATAACTTAAAAAAGTGACTTCCTATCGCTAGATTCTGCATAAAAGGAATGCCATTTTTATAAATTGTTTCTGTTTCAAAATCAAACATTAATTCATCGGATGCATGAGCTATAACTTGCGGAGCTGTGTTTGCAACAATATTTAATTTTTCAACAAGTGTATCTGTGAAAAACAAATCGCGGTTAGGGTCATGTATGCCTGATGCCGCAGCGTATATATTTAATTGAGCTAATTTTTTTGTGTATTTATTAGCGGTATCTACAAATACCTTTTTCTTCGTCCAGACAGGCTTTATATTACTATCTAGTTTGATAATTTCAGCAGTGAATTGATTACCTATTTTAGTTAAAATAAAGTAACCATAAAAATCTCTGTATTCGTTGTATGCTCCTGTTTGTACCTTTTCTGTCACTGTTTTATATTTTCCGTTAACTTTTTTTCTGGTTGATACTGTTTTGTATGTTTTAGTAACTTTCCCTGCCTCATTAAACAAATCTTTTTCAGGATAATTAGCAACATTTTGATCGCCAATAGATATTTTAACAATATTGACTTCGGTATTTGTGGCATTATCTTTTATTTGAAACGTTGCAATTTTTGCTCCTTTTTCATCAACAAGATACACTTCTAATTTACCTTGTTGCTTTTGTGCCGACGCTATGTTTTGAAGGCGCATTCTTACACGCCAGTTATCCTGCGCTTGGGGAAGAACTACTTTACTCATTGGTCCATGCCACTGTGCTCCAACACCATAATCAGATGCTCGGAATACATTTGCGGTTGAAGTGAAACTCCCATCAATAATCCCGTTATTTGCGTCTAATTGAAATGTCAAATCTGACTGTTGCATAGGTGTCCATGTAGCTAATACATTCATTGGATCGTTTAAAATTATTTCCGATGGTTTAACTGGAGTTTCTCCAGAATCTGGATCAACTCCTTCGCCAATGTATAAGTAATCCTCTTTATTCGATACAGCGATATAAGTGACATCCTGTTTTATAACTGCTCCAATTACAGGACTGGTAGGTTGCGAACCGCGAACTGGTAATTTGTTACTTTCACTAGTTAGCTCAAATTCTTCTTGTTCATAATAAACATACGGGTCTGAACAAACAAAATTCAGCGTTGCTCGTCCGTTATATAAAAGCCTATCTAAGTCTGTAGATCCTTCAAATCGACCATAATACGTCTTTTCAGGCGCATCATCAATTACCAAAGAGCGTTCTTCTGCATCTACCTGCATCAACCAATCAGCGACAGATGTAGCCCTCTCGCTTAATTCTTTAAGGCTATCTCCAATAATTTGTATTTCTAATTGTATCCCTCGTTGACCAACATTTGGTCCAAAATAAAAAGCGCCAATACGACCACTGACGCTTTCCGTATTACCTTCGTTTTGCGGGAACAATGGTGGTTTAATGTCAATTATTTCCACATGCTTATCAAATGAATGAATACCTTTGTATGTGAATCCTAAGCTCATAAAATCACCCCTTGTGCTCGATTAGTTCTAATAATACGGTTGTTTTGAATTTCTGTTATAAAATCCACCGTTTCCTCCGCCACTATACGACCCTCTAACATTGTTTTATTAACAATTTGAATTGGTTGCAACGTAACTGGTGTTTCGCTTCCTTGCACTGCTGCAGACGTCCCTGAGTAAGACGTAATTTCTTTTGTATTCGGTGTAACTGGGACTGAAATAGCAGGAGAAAGGCTTGTTAAATGTTTTTGCATTTTATAAGCTGCCAAATCAATAGTATTTAGATTCTTAAGCATTCCTACGCCAATTCCAGCTGGCACTTGTTCTCCTACCTCATCACTCATTAACCGAGAAGGCGAATGTATTTTAAGCCGCTTTTTGATTGTTGTTTCAATTGTTCTCGCTAGTTGATCCGCTTGTTTCTCAAGTGGTCCATTCATTTGCTTAAACCCCTGAATAATGCCCGCTACGGTCTGTACACCAAGTTTAGATCCAGCAGTGCGATATTCTTTTGCTTTATCGAGTTCTTTCAACCAAGAAGCATTCGCATTAGCCAAATCTTTTTTAGCTTTATCGTTCGCCGCTTTAACGGCTTTGTCCATTGCCACTTTATCATTTGCGGAAGCGTCTAAGCCCAGCTTGTTTGCATTAGCATGTTTTTTACTCCACTCAGCTTGGTATTGTTTCAGCTGTGTATCAGACATACCCGCAATTGCTTTAGCTTGTCCTGTTGCGCTTACACCCATGTTGCGTATCTCATCTATAAGCCCTTTACTAACACCGCGTTTTTTCATTTTATCAAGTTGAGCCATAAAATCTTTTTGTTGGGCTGTTTGTGATTTAAGATTTTTAGTTAAATCGCTTCCACTTGCTTTTTCTGTAACAGCAGCATCAAATAATCCAGTCTGATTATATGCGGCTTCTTGATTTGATTTAAGAGCATCGTTATAAGTCTTCTTCGCTTCGTTAATAGATTCCTTAGCTGTTTTATTTATTTTAGCTACGTTATCATAATACTTTTGTGTGCTGCTTTTTATCGACTTATTAAGCTTTGTTTTTTGAGTACTAATTTCTTTATTCGCACTTGCAATATTTAATTTGATTTGTCTTGTTTGCGCCGCATTTAAGCGATATTGCTTATTAATTTGTTTTAATTTATTAATGTACGATTGTGCGCTAATTGCGCCTGTTTTGTAATCTACTTGCACATTTGATATTTTATTACTTACATTTTTCGCATAGCTTGTTTTAGTACCTTTGGCATAATGAGGTACATTACTCAAAGCTTTAGCTGTTTTATCCCCTCGTAGCACTTCGGTACCTCGTGGTAGATTAAGAAGAACGTTACGACCTTTAGGAACAAAACTATTCCCATCCGGGGTGGTAATCATTTCTTCATAGTTGCTTCCATTGGCATCGTTAACTAATGCAGGTCCGCCTTTGTGGTTATTTGTCCCAGTTGCATAACCTACCTCTTGAATTCCGCTTGGACTTTTACCACTCGTTTTGTATGCAATAGAAATTACTTTTTGATTTTTCATGTTGAGCATATCACGCCACGAGTTTATAGCATTGTCAATAGCGTTTTTAGTAGCCTCTGCGTTGGAATTAATAACTAAATCTTTTCTATGGACAGCTATGTTGTTATAGTCGTCGACTGTTCTACTACCTCTATCTATTTTTGATAATAGGTCTCTGTTGTTTGCAAAAAGGTTTTTAAGATTCACCTTTTGTCCGTTATATTGAACAATAACATCTTTACCACTCTGAATTTTATTCCTAACATCATAGTTATTTGCTAAAAGCGTCTTTAAATCTACGTTCGTTCCGTTATAGCTAACTAACATCCCTTTAGAAGAATTCATTTTCTTTATTACATCAGAATTATCAACTACTAAAGTTTTCATTGATGGAGGTAAGTTGTCCCAAACTCCCATGTCTTGCAGAGCTTTTTGTAACGCCAGACTAGTATCTGCATTCGCAATCATACTTTTTTGTTCAGGCTTCAATTTATCCCAAATACCTAAATCTGACAACGCGTTAGCTACATGTATAGAGTCCTCATAACTGACAATTAATTTCTTTTCGTTGAAAGTCATCTTATCCCAGCGACCACTTTCAATAGTTGCTGTTGCAATAGTCTTTTTAGCATCTGTGGTTAATTTTGCTTCTTTCATGATGAATTTAAGATTATTCCAACCATCATCACTTTTAGCTAAATTGGATACGAATTCACCAACATTGTCTCTTATTTCAGAAGTTTTAGGGTCTAATACTAAGTTGTTCCATGCGGTATCTGCCATTTTTGCTCCATCGCCAATTAGCTTGCTGGCTTCGTCAGCTTTGCCCGCTTTTTCTTGTACATCACGTGTAAATTCGTCATAATCTAGTCCCATATCTTTTAATCCGCGTCGGATGTTTTTTCGCGCTACTTCATTACTTACACCTAACTTGTCGTATAACTGTTCTTGCGTTCGTATCCAAGCCGTTACACTAGATCGCACTGTTCTATTCTGATCTCTATCCAGTTGGTTCATTGCATTATTGTATGACGTTTTATCTATTAATTCTTTATCATAAGATTCTTTGAATGCTTTCTTTTGTTTCTTCGTTTCATCTGTTGTTGCTTTTGTGACTTTACCAAGATAGTCAGCTTGTTCAGTGAGTGCTTTTGTGCTTAAATTCTGCACCTCACCATTCATCGCTTTTATCAGCTGTGTTTTCTTTTTGTTGCTTAAGCCTAAACTTTCAATTTGTTCAATCTGCATATCTTTGTAAATATTGTTAACAATTTTCGATTGTTCAGATGTCATCTTGCCAGTTTTAACCGCATGAGATTGATAAATCTTTTCTATTTCTTTATATTGCGAATCTACGTTTGCCTTTCTTTCTTCTGCCCTCTTTTCAGAATCTTTCATGGCGTTGTCTAGTAACGCTTGTACAGCAGGTGAAGCTTCATCATATGCTTTCTTGAAGTCACCCAATGCATCGTCTGTATTCTTCTTAATTTCGTCCGCCATGTTTTTGAAAGCACTGACAATTTTCTCGCTGTCTTCTGTAGCGCCAGTTGCAAAGGTATCTAGTGCAAGCTTACCCTCTGATGCAAATTCATTAAATTTCACCATAGACTTATCTGCCTCGGCGCCAATGTCATAGCCCCACGTTTTCACACGTTCTTTGCTCTCTTCGATTTTGCTTATATGTTTATCTAGTGCATAAATACCCACACCAAGCAAAGCCGCACCAGCCACCGTAATAACTGCTGGTAAAGCTCCGAAAGAACCAGCTAATCCAGCCGCAGCTAAACTAGTACCTTCCACAGCAGTTGTTGTAGCGCCAAATCCAGCCGCTAAAGGAGCTAATTTACTCCCTAAACCTAACATCTTTCCTAACCCTGCAAAGCCTTTTATTAGTCCGCCAGTCATTGATACTAGTTTTCCGCCAATCATTAGCACAGGACCTGTTGCTGCCAAAATTCCCGCCCATTTTATAATACTCTGCTGTTGTGCACCAGAAAGGTCATTAAATTTATCAATCATCTTATTAGCCCACTCAATGATAGGAGTGAGGGCGGGCATTAATTTTTGCCCTACATTCTGTTCTAATACTTCTAGTGAAGCTTTGAATTGATCCACACCAAATTTGCCAGCTTTACGCATATTATCAGCAACTTGTTTAGTATATCCATTTGCTTCATCAGCGCCCTTGGAATACTTACGTAATGAATCGCCTCCCGCCTCAAGCAATGTATTTACTGCCGATAGAGGTTCACGCCCAAAAACCATTGTTAAGAAGGAGTTTTTCTGTGTTTTCGTCATTTTTTTTGTTTTTTCGTTAATATCATCCAAGAGAGTTGGTAAAGTTTTCATATTGCCGTTGTTATCTTCAATTGTTAATCCAACTGCTGACATAGCTTCTGCAGCTGATTTTGAAGGTTTAAGTAAACTTGTTAGCATACCGCGTAAACCAGTACCAGCTTTCTGTCCTTCAATACCACGATTCGAAAGCAAACCAACCGCAGCAGCTGTGTCTGTAAGCGAGTATCCTAGCGAATGCGAAATAGGACCAACGTAATTCATTGCTGTTCCCATATCTGAGAATCCAGCTGCTGTTTTATCCGCCACATAGGTTAGCACATCGGCAACTTTGTTTGTATATTCCATCTGTTTGTTGGTGTCCTTAGAAATCATTCCAAACTGTTCTAGTGTTGACGTAGTAACGGACATTACTGTTTCGAAATCATCACCAGACGCACGAGCGGCATTAAAAATCGCAGGCATGGACGCCATTGTTTGGTTGATATCATAGCCTTTTTTAACCATTTCTTTCATACCGAGCATAGTTTGCTCAGAAGCTACGCCGTATTTAACGCTAGCTTTTTGCGCATAATCAAATACCTGCGTGTAACGATCGCCAAACTCTTTCGCCGATTCTCCGGATTCACGTAATAAAGAGTTAACTTCTGTTACTTCATTATCGAAATCGAGATATGCCTTGGTCGATTTAACCATTCCAGCTACAATTGGCGCCGTAAATCCAACGGTCATCGCAGTTCCAGCTTTTTTTAACTTTTGTCCAGACTTTTCTAGCATATTACCGAACTTTTCAACCTTAACAATAGATGAATCTAAACCTTTAACATTAACATTTTTCTTGTTAATTTTGTCGATATTGTCCGCGGCTTTCTGACCCTTTTTCGCAAAATTGTCCATGTCTTTATCAATCTTGTTCATCTGGCTTTTATAGCCATTCTCGCGTATTTCTATATCGTAATAAATTTCTCCCGCTTTACTCATGTTGTCACCCCTCTTTCGGCTTGCTATTAGCTTTCAACGCCTTTTCTAGTCCTTCTTCATTAGAAGCAGCATCCTCAAAATACCCTCGCTTTAACATGATTCGATTTTGTTTTATTTTTTCTTTCAGCAAATGTTTTGGGACTTTACTCCGTTCAGTCATTCGAATTTCAAGAGTTGTCATAAACGGTGTATCGCCACCCAAGTTCATTAGGTATGTTCGGAACTCTGAAAAACTCATATTCGCTAATTCTTTGCGTAATCTAATACCGTAATACGACAAAAAAGAAGACTCTATTAAATCAAAGTCTTCAACTATTCCGTAATACTGTTTTCCTGTGGCTTCCCCTCGTCACTTTCCTCGCTCATATCGCTTTCAAATAATTTAGCTATAATATATTCAATAAGCCCCTCGTAGACTTTAGTTGGCAATGTTTTAGAATTGATTTCTTCTCTATCTTCTTTGCTGAAAAAAATAGCAAAAATATCATCGTTCGTTGCTACAATTCCATCTGTGATAGTCATTAACAATTCATGCATGTTTTCACTATCCGGCGTTGTATGCTCTCCATCGCTTTCGTCGCCTTTCAATTTAGGCGCAAGAACTTGTCCTAAAATTTTGGGGGCTTCATCCAAAAGCGCGCTGTACTTAATGTGTGCTTGTGCCGAAATGTCCGCATAATATACTTTTTCGTTAATTTCCAATGGAAGTTTTACTTCGTTCTCGTTAAAATTAAATGATTTCATTTTTGTCCTCCAAATTAGTAAAAGCCCTCACTCAGAGGGCTTCGTATTTTGTTTATTAGGCAGATGTTACAGAAACAGAAACGTCATTTTTAACCGATGGTTTCACTTTGGAAGCAACTGTGATTTTAATTGCAGTTACTGTTGTAGCAACGCCTGTCACAACACCATCACTATCTACGGTTGCTTTTGCTTCATCAGATGAAGTGAAAGTTACATCTTGCGGAGCACCTGATGGCAATACGCCTGCTGTGATATTAACAGTTTCTCCTACTTTTACTGTTTTAGAGGCGCTATCTACCGTTACGCTAGTTGGTTCAATGGTAGGCGCCGGCGTAAAAACTGGTGCGCCATTAGAATTTAATGTTGCAGAAAATGAACCGATATCGTTTGCGCCACCACCACCAAAATCATTAATACCGATTGGACCAGTGATTTCATATTTAGCACCCGATGGTAGTTTCACAATAATAGTTTTTTCCGCTGAAGCTCCAACTTTGTCCCATGTTTCACGTAATTTATTTTGCCCTTCATCTGAATCATTGTATTTCCCATCTAAACCTAACTCCATTGCCATCCCTGTTTTAACCGCTCGCTCAAACTTTTCGCCAAGTGTTGTGTACTGTTCAATATTAGAATTCAAGCTAATATCTAGTGTTTCCAAATCTTTAATTAATACTCCATCACCGGTTGCTAAATTTGCATCTCTCACGAAGATTTCAATTTCTTTTACTGCATATGTTGGCATTTGCCTACATCTCCTTTTCAAATAATATTGTTAGTTGATAAATCAAACGACCATCATCGTCATAATCGACTTGTCCGCCGCTTGCTACATCTGTTGCTACTACCTTCTGATTTTGGATATTCAGCTCAGAAGGGTTTGTTAAAAGAAAGTAGTTACGTAATAAATCGTATGTTCGTTTGCATTGAATTGTGTTTTTGTCATAAATTAAAAAGCCGATGCTCTCACGAACACGACTTTGCGTTTGTACTTGCTTGTTTTGAAATGTCGGTGCTTCATTAATTACTACCATTGAATCAAGCCCCGTTTGTTTAATGAATCCAAGTGTTTTTATAGCTGGGAATGTTTTTTTGAAATGTGCTACCAAATCTTCAATCATAAACGCATCCCGCCCTCTACAATTTGGTTAATACTCTGAATTCCATAACTTACAGCCATTTCGTACCAACGTGGATTCCGACGATTTTCATAATATTGTCTGCGGGCATAAGGAGTTAAACTAAACACTCTAGCTACAATTGAATTTTTTTGGATGATAATTTTAAAATACGAACTTCGTCGTAAGTCTCCATACAAAATTGGAGTAACAGGCTGTGCTAATTCAACCAATTCTCGCCCAGCCTTTGCAGCCGTTGACAAAGCTTTATTATGAATATCATCTATGACTGCATCTTTAAAACTACTAAAGCCCATGCTCTGTCACCTCCCCTACTACAATTTCAAAATGGTGAATACTTCCATCAGGATTTGGCGGGAAAGATACGCTCTGGACCTCACCTTTAATTAAACAATAGTCAGGAATTACAAAAGATACATTGTCTCCTTCACTCACAACAAAATTTAATTTGTTACAAAATAAGTTAACAATATATCTTATGTTTAACCCTTCCTGTGTTTTATTTACGAGCTTTTCAAACTCATAGCGAAACATTGATTTATTAGTCGCATCTGGTAAAAGGTTTCCAAGGTCATCACGCCCGCTATTACTAGTTATAGTAACTTCTGTATTTAGGATAGCTTCTGGAATGGGTGGTAATTGAAAGCTCATTAACAATCACCTACTCCCGCGTAAAGCCAGCCACTAGATAAAAGCAAATCCAACACTTTGTCTGGAACGTCAGGTATAAAGTTGTTCGAATTTTGTGATTGACCACCCATAGTTAATTTACCTAGTGTAAAGTTACCAATGCCAATAAACTCACCATATTTCTTGATGTGTTCACACTGCCACGCAACAGCTTGCTTAATATCATCATCTACATTGTCAAGGTCTACGATATTAGGCATAATTTGCTTGTCAATTGCTACAGAAGCGGCTTTTATTAAATTATCCGCTTCTGTTAGTTCGATACTTAAATTTGTTAGACTAGCTAACTCACTTGGCGTAATATACGTTTTCATTTACTCACCCTCTTTGTTTTTGGGCTCCTTTTTACTCTTAGATGGTTCTTTTTCTGGTTCTTTATACTCGAACTCTTCAAAACCATCGTTTTTTAACTGCTTAATTAATACTTCATTGTCGGTATTGTATACTGCATTATCTTTTCTTAATTTCATAAAGAACTCCTCCTTAAGCTATTGTAGAGGCAATTACCCCGTCTTTTTGTTGTTCTTTTACAAAAATATCATGATAAACACGATATTGATATAACCATCCGTCACCTTGTCCAACGGAACCTGGCGCATGAAGGTAAATAGAAGCATGTTTAGTACCGCCAATAACAGAACCTTTATTAATTAGTAAATAATTAAGCTTCTTAGCGCCAGGCGCTGGTGTATAACCATCCGTAAAATCAAAAGTATCATAGAAACGATCTTCTGCTTCAACTTCAACAAGTTTAACTCCATCAATTCCTGTAATGCGCGTTTCTAAGCTAGAAGGCCCAATATTTTGATTAGAGATTGTTCTAGTAAAGTCTTTACTTAGCTCTAATGCAGCCATAACGTCTGGTGACACATACATAACAAGATTTTGTGTACCGTATTTTTTAACTTTTCGAATAGCTGCTTTAAGTGTACGAAAAACATTTTCTTCTGTGATTGCTTCGTCAGCAGAATGACCATTATTTTTAGCCGCTGTCGCTAACTTAGAAAAACGATAAGCGTCGACTTCTGGCGCAGCGTGCGCTGAATTAAATTCTTTTGTTACATTAGCAGCTGTTAATGCTTGCCCTGTTTCATCTACATCCATAACATCTACAAAAAACTCTACATCTCTATCAAACGTAATAGTATATGGAGTATTCGTATTTGATGCCGAACCTTCGTTATATCCTTTGTTTCTAGTGTGCGGTTTTAGTCCAGTTGTTGAAATCGTTTGTATTTTAAACGTTTTTGCATCTAACCATAAAAGGTTAGGTGTTTCTAATTCATTTGTGTAAGTGCCAAAGACTAACTTCTGGTCGAGCTCCTTACCGTACTTGTCTACATAGTTAATAGCCATTTTGCTATCTCTCCTTTTCTAATTATGAATTTAATGCTTGAATGAATGGGTCTGTAGCACTTGGCTCACTTGCATTGCCTAGTCCTGCTCCGATTGGTGGAGGCGTGTCACCATCATCAGATTTTGCAATCCATTCCGGATATTGCTCTGCGAATTTCGCTAAGTTGTCGTCATTTCGCTCTTCATCCCCAAAAAGCTTCGTAAACGCTTCGTAACGTTCTTCTTTTACGCCGCTTTCTTTTAACTTACTGTGCCACTCTGCCGTTTGTTCTTTCTGAACATATTCATCCAGCTTTGATAGTGCCTCGTCTTTCTCTTTTTGAAGTTTTTTCAATGCCTTTTCAGATGAATCATGTTCGCCCACTTGATCGTTAAGCTGATTAATTTGGTCGTTTAACTTCGTGATTTCTTCCTCATGCGCGCTTTTGATGGTTTCAATCTCTCCATTAAATTTCTTTTTTTCAGCCGCTAAGCGATTCTTTACAATTTCATCCAGTTCTGCTTGGTTAAAATTCTTATCGTCCCCACCTTCAGCAAAATGTTGAATGTCAAACTTACGCTGTAAATAATTCTTCATATTTCCTCCTTTTTAAGCTCTGAGTGAGCCATCCCTGTCTATTAGTTGCCGGCAGGTAGGCAAGGTTTTTATATCAAGCCAAACAAAAAAAGCGTTCATTTAGACGCTTTTATAATTTCTCTATCCAATTCTCTTTCTAGGAACGGATTAGTATTTAAATGTTCTTGCAAAGCTTCCTCCCATTGTTTTACTTTTCCAGCTGTATATTGTTTAGAGGGACCTTCTGCAAGTATATCTTTTGTTTTCCAATCACGAATGCCGCGCTCGTAGTACCGTTGCTTACTTTGAGCCTCATATTCTTCTTCATCATATGGGATAGGCTCGTCTGTTTCGTCACCTTCGAAATACGAATATAAAAAATGGTGGCAATTTGGATGAAACAAGCCATCGTTTTCCGCTTCTTGTAATGTTTTATATTCATTGCTTTCGTAGTTAACTGATAGCACTTCTCCTTGCCAAGGAGCACAACGCGGACAACTTCTCACGTGAGCTGACACTTGAACTAATTCGTGCTCATATCTTCCAAGAACGCGTTTCATGGCATTTAAACCAACATTAAAAAAAGCACCTCTTGAAGCCATTTCCATGTAAGCTCCTGGTCGGTACTTTCTTCCAGACTGATCTATAACATTTCTTATCCCATCACCTAAAACATTAATAAGTGATGTTGCGATAGCATATTTTAAAACTCCATTGCTATCTTTTGTTTCCTTAACCACTTGTTTGTATTTGGAGGGCGCGATTTTTTGCCAATAATTAGCCATATCTTCCGAAATTTGGATAAGCGCATCACTTTCAGATAAATAGTCGTCATTTTGTATATCAACCTCTTTCTTAGTTTGATATCTGGCTTCCATTTCGTCCTCGTATTCATTCACGCAATCGAGATAAACACTATAAGTTAGTTTATCTATTTTATCCCTAGTTCCATCTTTAAAACGGCTAATATGTGCTTTCAGTTCCCTTTTGAACTTTATTAAACGTGACTGCTGAATGAATTTCCATTTTGTTGGGTTTTTAGCACCATACATAACGTGTTTTTTTATCAACAGAAGTAACTCTATTTCAGCATTATTAAAGTGATTTCGTAAGATAGATGCTTCTTTTTCGAAATCCACTGGTGCATGGTGATGGCTCATCTAATCACCCGCCTTTCGTTTCCATTCCCCCAATTGCTTCCGGGTCAGGAACCTCTCCGATTGCGTTTTCTAAATAGATGCGTTTTACTTCCGCTTGAATTTCTTCATCTTCCCACTTAGGGTGAATTAGTTTCACCTTTTCTTCTACACTCATAGCTAATGCACTGTTCATATTATTTAATGTGCTAGATAATTCATTCAGATTAACAGACATTGGATCTGGAAACTCAATTATTACCCTGATTTCATCACGCATTATTGCTTTTTCTTTATTGTTTGTTCCGCCAGTTAACAAATATAGGAAGTCCCAAAGCATCTGTTCGTAAACATTTTGAATAAGGCGTTTTTTCTTCTCAATTTTACGCACTGTCGCGTCTTGTAAACTCCAAATTTCGGTCGCCTTAACTTCTCTATTACCTAGATTAAAAGTAGCGGGATTATAACCAGATTTCGAAACAGCTTTCTGAGCAAAATATTCCATCGTTTCGCGATAACTACCGTCTCGGAAGTCTCCTTGCATGAATTGAATCATGTCGTTTAATTTCGCACCAGCATCTAATGTTCCTTTGAATTGCATAAAGTAATCTTCATCTACATTCATGGACCATTCTTCTTTATCTGTGTTCTTATTAACTTTTTTTCTAAACATTCGTTCACTAGCCGCTATTTTTGTTTTTGTTTTCTCTCCTTCACGCATATAAACAGTGAAAAAGTAATCTACTGCAAATAAATAATTAGTACATTGCGATAAGTCCGATTCCCCAAGATTAAGATGCGGGTATCTTGTGTTGCTTGGACTATTATTTATTAGATATGCGCCCATGCTTTTTAAACCAATTGATACAGAATGATTCAATTGAATATTATTCGTATCTAGATAGCTTGTAATCATTTCCGGGAGCCTCTCAGCATTGATAGGAACAGCTTTATCATTATCTATTTTAATGACAGAATATGTTACAAATCCGCCAGATAATGTATTACTTTCTTTGTCTTCCCATTGTTTTATTTCTCGACTTTCAACTAAATAATATATATCCGCTTTATTACTCGTCGGTATTTCCTCAAAAAAATTAAACCGAAATGGCTCATTGTTTTTAAAATCTATCCAAAATTGGCTAGAGCTATGAACGCTAATAGATGGTCGCCCATTTAAAATGTTGATCTTTACAGCGGATACTCCGCTCCCTCCTGCTAATTCAACAATTTTCACGCTCTTACTATCAAAATTATCAATCCGTAATGCTTCTTTCAGTTGCTTTGTTAAGTTTTCATCCTTACTGCCATCAACCCCTGTTACATCAATACTTAAAGGCTTTCCAGATATATACTCAGCAGCTACAACAACTATCTCGTTGCCTGTCCCAGAATTCATTAACTTATCATGCACGGTAGGCACATAACCTTGAGCCCATAATGATGTTAAATAAGAGTCCTTGCTCCACTCCTTTTGATTATTTGGAATGAGCGGCAGATATTTTGGTATTAACTCCGGTTCGCTGCCATTAGGTTTTCCATTTAGCCAACCTTTAATAAAACGTGTCATTACACTCCAAACACCCATTTAATCACTCCTTTCTATATATCTTCATAATTCCTATAAAAGTAGTTTGTAGCATATCTGCTCGTGTCCATCGCATGGTTATTCTTATCAACTGGCTTTCCACTGTTCTCGTCGCGTACATACATACCAATTTCTTGTAGCCAACTGTAATGGTCATATTGATCGTTAAGTTGTTCAACAAGCAAATAACGCCTTTCGCTTAATAGCGACTGCATCCGCTCAATTCCAACCTCTATACCTTGCGCTTTACCTGTCACATCATGAGCATTGTTGTCTGCTCCTGCTGTATCAACACCAACCTTTTCCAGTTCTTCACGTAGCCAGCGACAGGCAGGGTCAATAAAAACAGGCTCATTTACTGGTACTTCATACTCTTTCATACACCATTGAATAAATTGTTTTATCTCAATGGCATAAGTAGAGCCGGCTTTCACTTGCCCTGTGTCACGCCCGCTGTGATAGTAGGTGGCAACTTGATTGAGGTTGTAAGTGTATCCGCCTTCCGCTTCGTGTTCTGTGATTACATAGCATTCGCAAACAGTCGCATCTTGTTGACCTCCATCACCAAAAAAGACCATTTCGATTGGATGGCCTTGCATTTTTTTAATTTGATTCGCTTCAACGTCAAACGTTTCATAAATGATGCCTGCTGGTAAAACTCTTTTCCCATACCAATCACGTTGCAACAAATATGCTGAATGTTTGACCTCGTTATATATTTCTTGCTTGCGTTCGTCTGAAAGAGCCGGATTGTCTTTAGCGGTCCAATGCCTCCATTTATAACGACCAGACTTCTCATACTGCGAAAAGATTTCTAAAACTGGATGATTGGGTGCTGGTGGATTTAATTCTGCTAAATGAAATCTATTCTTTGCCGCAAAGGTTCGCCGAAAGCACTCTTCGATGAAATCTTTATGGAGTAAATTAATTTCTAAAAATGTAACGGTTCCCAGTGACATACCAGTAATAGCACCAACACTATTGATCTTCCCGCCGCCTTTATAGTAAATTTTCTTTGGACCATTCGGAGAATGTATAAGAAGATGATCGCCATGCTCATCATGTTTCATTTCTGCAAGATTACCAAATATGTGCATCAATCCAAAGCCGTCACCGTCCATAAACAGTCGAAAAGCTTGCTCTTGATTGTATGCAGTGACTAAATGGTTCTGGTCTTCTGAAATAGAGTATATATAAGCCATTTTAAAGATGTCTGCTGTAGTTTTTCCAGATCGAGGGGTACCCTCGTTGACTTCAAGAGTTACATTTTGAAAAGGGAATGTAATTGTTTCCTGCTGTTTTGGCGTAAATACCAACTCTTCAACTTTACTCAAGGCCTCCATCTCCTCCCTTAGCAACATCTAATAATTTATTAAGCAATGTTGTGTCTTTTTCAACGCCCTTAATAAGAGCCGTACGCGCCTGTATGTTCTCTGTAGAAGCTACAATCTGATCAAGCTTAGCTTTACGCTCGTCTTGTTCGTCTGCAATAGTTACAAACTGTTTAATTAAGCCGCTAAGCGTTGTCATTGCCCTACTTTGTGCATTTAAAAAATTCGCCTGTTTATCCCAAGCGAATTGATACTCATATTTATCAGAACCACTATCTCCGAACCCCGCTTGTGTCTGGACTCTCGTTTCATCCTCAGCGTTTTCCACCCACATAATTTTCTGTGCTCGAATAATAGCAGCGTATTGTATTTGTATCTGATTCCAAATAAGATCGGGTGCGCTCATTTCTTTCATGCTATTCATGATTTCAAGCGTTTCATCTGGCATGTACTTAGAATATAAGCCGTGTTTTAGCGCATTCTGGTTATTCTTAGGAGCTGCGCCACCTTTGTTGCCAACTGCATGTTTATTGCCGTTAGATGCCCCTCCTCGTTCTTTTGTGTGCACACCTTTTAATTCGGGTGCACCCCTATCACGATACCAGCCATATCTTTTTTTCCATGACTTGACTGTGTCCAAAGATACATCGTATTTTTTAGCAATATCTTTGTATTTCATTCCTGCATTATAATCTTGTTCAGCTAACTTATACTTTTCCATGCTGCATCAACCCCACCTCGCTCCCATGTGTTTGTATCGTTAATTAATTATTATCCTTAATTGTGCCTACGATGATGCTTAACGCTTCTAAATAGTCTCTCTTTGCTTGTTCAAAGGTCTTACCATTTAGCATAGCTAGTTGGTTTATTTTCATGTAATGAATCTGTGCTAACACAAAGCTTTGTTCTTGTTCTGAACCTGCTATATTAATTTTGAATTCCGGCTCTTTTCCTTTTACCTCAGTTATCCCCGCTTTTATAATGTCTCTCATGTAATTAACTCCTTCTTCGTTTTTTATTATATACTCGGCAAGGATTTGCACCTTGCATGAACTAATTAATTTGTTTTACAGGAGTTTTAAGCTAAGACATACGTTTCTTAGCCACATTAGTTCTATCCTGTGCTTCGTCTACCTATTCCGCCACGAGTATGCGAGAAGTGGAGCGCAGACTCAACATATGATTTATTTTTGTAATCATCTTCACTTCTCACTAATAACATTTTATCACCTTTTTTTACTCAAAAAGTGCCACAAAAGTGCCATTTTCAGTTTAACACTTCAATATTGAGCGTAGTTGCTAACTCTATGACAGCCTTCCTTTTCTCACGCTTATACTGTCGTTCTTCGTAAGGAATATCAATCATGATGTCTACATCTTGCTGATTGTGCAAGAAACTCTCTAAGATGATTTTGCGGTGGATTGCTTCTAATTGGTTGATGATCACATCATACTTTTTAACGGCTTCTTGTGCAGCGTGTACGTTGTCTACATTGTGTATAGCAGCTTCTTCCACTTTGCTATGGAACTCATTTCCAAAATTCGGCGGTGTGACCGTGTATGTGGTAGTTAGTGTAGGGAATTTACGTTCACCCGCCATTACTCTTAAAGCCTTGTATTTTCTGAAAAAGTCTTTTAATGCTCGAACCGTTTTGATATAGTCGATTTTATCAACTTGTGGTAGATCAAAAAGAGTATTCATATCCATTCCCCCATGTTATAATCAAATTGGGTAGTCGGAGGGAACTTCGGCTTTTTTTATTTGTCTAAAGCGCGTTCAGAAAATCTGGTATACCGCTTAACGTTGGCACTTTATCCGCTTTTTCCTCAATATCCTTTAAAGCAATGGATTTCCTTCCACTTTGCACAGCGCCCTCATACAGTTCTAAAAACGTTTTTATGTCGATCTTATATATTTGGTCTACTGTAACAAAATTAATTAAAACAAAGGCATGTCCGCCCATTTTACGCACGCTTTTGAGATACTCTATTTGATGTTCGTGGATATTTTTGAATGGAAAGCTTTTTGCTTTCGTTTCTTTTGCCTCAAAGGCTATTGCCATGCCAGGATTAAGCACGCCCATAAAATCTACTGTCGATTTTTTATTCGGGAAAGCGCCCGTTATTTGAGCGCCATTCCGAATAATTTTCCAATCAGTCGGCAACTTTTGAATAATAGCCAGTTTCTTAATCTGATAAATATCACATGCGTTTTCTATCAGTCTTTCAAATGTCATGCCTCGGTTAGCATGGCTATTTTGCATATTCGGTCGCTTCGTTGATGACGAACGCGGTATACTTTGCCTCAATTTCTTCGTCCCCCATTTGTTCGATTTCGCTAATTTGGTAGTTTGTAACTTCTGCAATCGCATTAGCCATTTGGCGGATGCTCATTGATCTATTTCTCAACTTTTTAATTGCTTTTATCGCTGGCATTTTCGCTCCCCCTCTCATTTTTTAAAATGGCAAGTCATCCGGGTTAATGTCTATCGGCTTACCCTCATTTGCAAATGAATCCTTATTCTGACTCGAATCAGCTCGATATGGAGTTGTTTTACTATTATTTGAATAATTAGCCCCGTTCTGATTATTATTCGATGTAGAGCCTTCTGCGAGGTTGTGCTTAGGCTCTAAAAATTGAACTGATTCAGCTACGATTTCCGTCACATAAACGCGCTTACCGTCGTTTCCCTCGTAATTACGAGTTTGAACTCGACCATCAACGCCTGTTAAACTTCCTTTTTTCAAGAAATTAGCAACGTTTTCTGCTGGTTTACGCCAAACTACACATTGAATAAAGTCAGCTTCTTGCTCTCCTTGCCCGTTTTTGAAAGGGCGATTGACAGCTAATGTAAAAGTCGCAACTGCTGCACCAGCTGGGGTATAACGTAAATCAGGGTCTTTAGTTAAGCGTCCTACTAGTATGACACGATTCATCATTTATTTTTCCTCCTCCCCGTCCTCCAAGTATTCTCCTTCTTCAAAAACATAGCTTGCAAAATTTTTATCATCTTCATCGCAAGTTCCGAGAAAGCCATCTACATCGTAATATCTGGATTTAGCCAAAACAGCATAACGTATTGGAACAAGTTCTACACATCTCTCGTGAAACCATCCATGGGGATCTACGTTAATTATGTCATCATATTCACTAAAAGCTTCTTCACATACGCCACATCTTACTAATTTAGTCATTAACCCAATCTCCTTCCGCACATCGGACAGTACTTAATATTAAATTCAGCATAAGTAAATCCATGTTGCCAGCCTGCTGCAACTTCTAATTGACTTGCTTTATTCAACCGCATTTCGTCGTTCTCGTCGCTTATATTCTTAACCCTCTTATTTACATCCACATTACAAAATTCGCACATCATTCCGACACCTCTTCAAAATTTCTTATATCAATCTCTTCTATTTCCCTTATTAGGAAGCACTCAGGTAAATAACCACGCTGTTTCGCCCGCCTGTAGATAAAACTCTGTAA